TTGGATTTAAAGGAAAAGGCAGTTTATAACGACCGCTTAGCGATTGGAAGAATCGCTGATCAGAAATTAAAGCACGCAAAAGAGATGGTTCATTATGATAATGTTCCAGATAAGATTGTTTCAGCTTCTGAATTAATCGCTAAGCAGCAGGAAATGCTAGCCATCAACGGCAGTAATGAAAGAAAGAGAGCGTATCTTGCTGAATGTAAATCTAAATCAAAAGCCATCGAAGAAAGGATGGAAGACTTAGAGAGTCAGTTAAAAGCACTTAATGAAGAGTATTTGAAAGTTATCAAGGAAAGAGATAAAGCAGTTGTTGAAGTCTCTAGTCTAGTAGACAATCCTACTGATGAAATTGAAAAATCAATCAAGGAGATTGATGATATAAACACTAAGGTTCGTGCAAACCTAGAAAAGAAAAAAGCAGAGCAAGAAGCCAATGACCTCAAAAAGGAATATGCTTCTAAGTCTCAGGAATTAGAAGACATTAGAAAAGAAAAGGCTAGCTTATTAAATAATGCTGATCTACCTCTTGAAGGGCTAGGAATCGAAAATGGAAAAATCACCTATCTAAATCAGGAGTGGGATAACATGAGCGGAAGCCAACAGTTAAAAGTGGCTACTGCTATTTGCAGAAAAATCAATCCTAATTGTGGCTTTATCTTATTGGATAAATTGGAACAGATGGACATGAACACACTCAAGGAATTTGGCACTTGGCTAAAGTCTGAAGGACTACAAGCTATTGCTACAAGAGTAAGTACTGGTGACGAGTGTTCAATCATCATTGAAGATGGCTATGTTGCTAAAAACAATCTAGAAAAAGAAAAGAAAGAAGAAGCAAAAACGGTTGCTAATTCTTGGGAAGGAGTGAAGTGGTAATGGATTTTGAAATTACAAAAGGAAAAATAAAGAAGCCTTATAAAGTAGTTGTTTATGGCCCTGAAGGAATCGGGAAGTCAACCTTTGCTTCTCATTTTCCCGACCCTTTATTCATTGACACGGAAGGATCTACAAGATCACTGGATGTTAAAAGACTTCCTAAGCCGACATCCTATGAAATGTTTAAGCAGGAGATTGATTACATCATTCAGAATAATACATCTATCTGTAAAACATTAGTCATTGATTCAATTGACTGGGGAGAATCATTAATCGTTCAGGATATATGCAATAAATACCAAAAGAAAGGTATTGAAGATTTTGGATATGGAAATGGTTATGTCTACACAAAAGAGGAAGTCGGAAGACTTCTTAATAGATTAGAAAATGTAATTGACAGTGGAGTGAATGTCGTGCTGACTGCACACGCTCAGATTAGAAAGTTTGAAAAACCAGATGAAAGTGGTGCTTTTGATAGATACGAATTAAAGCTAGGAAAGAAGACCGCTTCACAGACTGCACCTCTTGTAAAAGAATGGGCGGACATGGTTCTATTCGCAAATTATCAGACATTCGTCTCAAAAGATGAAAAAGGAAAAACGAAAGTATCAGGAAACAGAAGAGTTATGTATACAGTTCATAATGCCTGTTGGGATGCGAAAAACAGAGATGGTCTTCCAGAAATGTGCGACTTTGATTATAAAGTCATTAAGCCAATCATTGAAGAACCATTGAATAATGTCTCTAGCGTTCCTGTGAACGAAAAACCACAAACACAGGTAAATGTACCTGTTGAACCAAAAGAGCCACAGATTGAAGAAAATAAGCCTGTAAGTGCTATTGATTTTGGCTCTGAAGAATATCAGAAGATTCCTTCTAAAGTAAGAGACTTGATGAAATGTGACAGTATATCAATTGAGAAACTAAAAGAAGTCATCTTCTTAAAGGGATTCTTCCCGAAAGATACTCCAATCGAAAATATGCCTAATGACTTCTGGGAATTTATCGCCAGCAATTGGAGCAATCTAAAAGACTTTATTATAGAATCAGAAATTCAATTTTAAAAGGAGATTAAGAAATGGATAACAATTTTAATAACTATAACCAAAATAACTACAATCAGAACGGATTTAATCAAGCATCTCAAAATGATGGCGCGATGGGCTGGGATGATGAAATCACAGCTGAAGCCAAGGAATACACATTATTACCTGTCGGAACTTATCAATTCATCATTAAAGATAATTTTGTTAGATCTAAAACTTCAGGCAAAGGAAAACTTCCTGTATGCAATAAGGCTGACATCACTCTAACAATCAATTATGAAGGAAAAGAAGTAAAAGTGACTACTTCCTTGGTCCTTCATAAATCACTTGAGTGGAAGATTTCTCAATTCTTCGAGTGTATTGGAATGAAACAGAAAGGAGTTCCGTTCCGTCCAGATTGGAATGGAATTATTGGTAAGACAGGAACAGTTAAAATCTCTCATAGAGAATATAACGGCTCTACTTATAACGATGTAAAAGAATTCGTGATTAATGATACTCCAGCACCTTCTCAGCCACAGGCTTGGGGAAACAATAGCTGGAAATAATGAAGTTAAGAGATTACCAAAAAAAGGCTCGTGATGCCATATTCACAGAGTGGGAAGAGAAGGGAACTCAAAGAACCCTTCTCGTTCTTCCCACAGGCTGTGGAAAAACAATAGTGTTCGCAAAAGTGGCTGAGGACTGTGTTAAAAGAGGAGATAAAGTTCTTATTTTGGCACATAGAGGCGAACTGCTAGAACAGGCATCTGACAAAATTAAGAAAGTGACAGGACTTGGCTGTGCGGTTGAAAAAGCTGAACAGACTTGTATTGGCAAATGGTTTCGAATTGTCACAGGCAGTGTTCAAACACTACAGAGCGATAAAAGATTGTCTAAATTTTCAAGAGATTATTTTGACACAATAATTATAGATGAAGCCCATCACGTATTAAGTAATGGATATCAGAAAGTGTTGGAATATTTCAATAGTGCAAAAGTGCTTGGAGTAACTGCCACTCCTGATAGAGGAGATATGAAAAACTTGGGCTCTTACTTTCAAACTTTAGCGTATGAATATACTTTACCAGAAGCTATTAAAAGTGGTTATCTAGTTCCAATTAAGGCATTGACTATACCGCTAACTTTGGATTTATCAAGCGTTTCAATGAGTGCTGGAGACTTCAAAGCAAGTGATATTGGTAGCGCACTAGATCCATATCTTGAAGGTATCGCAAGCGAGATGGAAAAGTACTGCAAGAATAGAAAAACAGTTGTATTTCTTCCATTGATTTCTACATCTCAAAAGTTTGTTGAAATTTTAAATAAACATGGTTTCAAAGCCACAGAAGTAAATGGCAATTCCAAAGATAGAAATGAGATTACAAAAGACTTTGCAGAAAATAAATACAATGTCCTTTGCAACTCTATGCTATTAACGGAAGGATGGGATTGTCCTGATGTGGATTGTGTCATTGTATTAAGACCAACAAAAGTAAGAAGTCTCTATTCTCAGATGGTTGGAAGAGGTACAAGGCTATCACCTCAAACAGGAAAGAAAGATTTACTTTTACTGGATTTTCTTTGGCACAGCGAAAGACATGAATTATGTCATCCAGCCTCACTTATCTGTAATAGTGATAAAGTCGCTAGAAAAATGACCAAGAAGTTAGAAGACAGTGCAGGAGTGGAAATGGATATTCAAGAGGTTGAAGAAGAAGCCTTGAAAGATATTCAAGAAGAAAGAGAAAAAGCACTTGCTGAGCAGCTAAAAGAAATGAGAAAACGCAAGAAGAAACTAGTTGATCCATTGCAGTACGCAATGAGCATTCAAGCTGAAGACTTGCAGAATTACATTCCTTCTTTTGGATGGGAATGCGCTCCAGCAAATGAAAAGCAATTAAAGTATTTAGAAGCACATGGAATTGAGTCAAATGAAGTTCCTAACGCTGGATATGCTTCTATGCTGATTGACAGGTTGAAGTTAAGAAGTAAAGAAGGACTAGCTACTCCAAAACAGGTAAGATTCCTTGAAAGAAGAGGATTCAGAAATGTTGGAACTTGGAAGTTCAAAGATGCTAATTCTATAATTTCTAGAATTTCGGCAAATAACTGGAGAATTCCAAAAGGAGTACAAGCTTCTGTTTATAAGCCAGAAGGAGTTGAATAACAATGAAACAATACAATCTATTAGAGCTGCTTGACTATATCAACCCTTCAGAACTCTCCTATCAGGAATGGACTAATGTTGGAATGGCTCTCAAGCACGAAGGATATGAAGCAAGCGACTGGGATTCCTGGAGTGCTCAGGACTCTGAAAGATATAAAAGAGGAGAGTGCTTCACAAAATGGAATTCCTTTAATGAGACAGCAGGTGACATTGTGACAGGTGGAACAATCTTCGATTATGCTAAAAGAGGCGGTTTCGTTCCTCAAAAAAAGATAGATCCTAATGAGGGCGTTCTTGGTTGGGAAGATGAAATTGGCAATATCATAGACAAGGACTCTATAGATAGTATTGAGTTACATGAGCCTAGTGATTCGAATTGGAATCCAGCTAATGAGTTAATTAGATATTTAACTACTCTGTTTGATACAGACGAGTATGTTGGTTTTGTTGTTTCCTCGATAGAAAATGAAAAAGGGAAGTTTATTCCTGGAAATCGCGGAAACTTCAGAATGACAGCAGGGCAGATTGTTGAAGGGCTTCACTCTTGCAACGGCGATATTGGAGCAGTGATTGGAGACTACAATCAAGCGGCAGGAGCATGGATTCGATTTAATCCATTAAATGGTGAAGGTGTTAGAAATACTGATATAGCATCATTTAAATATGCTTTAGTAGAATCTGATAGCTTAGATATTGGCAAACAGTTGTCTATTATTCATCAGTTAGAACTGCCTGTTGCAGCAGTTGTGTATAGTGGCGCTAAATCAATACACGCTATTGTCAAGGTTGATGCCTCAGACAACAAAGAATATAGAGAACGTGTAAGTTATCTGTATAAGATATGCGACAAGAACGGGCTTGAAGTTGACAGTCAGAATAAGAATCCATCAAGACTTTCAAGAATGCCTGGATGTATTCGTGGTGATCATAAACAATTTATCATTGAAACCAACACAGGAAAAGAGACATGGTCAGACTGGGTTGAATGGGTTGAGTCAATGAATGATGATTTACCTGATGAAGAAAATCTGGCTGATGTATTATTCAATCTTCCCGATTATGCAGAAGAATTAATTGAAGGAATCTTAAGACAAGGTCACAAAATGCTATTGGTCGGTCCTTCAAAAAGTGGTAAGTCATTCTCGTTAATTGAATTATGTATCGCTATTGCTGAGGGTACTAAATGGATGGGAAGGCAATGCAAACAGGGAGACGTGCTATATGTCAACTTCGAATTGGATAGAGCCTCATGTCTTCACAGATTTAAAGATGTCTATCAGACTTTAGGATTGACCCCCAACAATGCAAATAGAATTTTTATCTGGAATTTGAGAGGAAAGACTCCTGCGTTGGACCAATTAGTACCAAAGCTAATCAGACGAGCAGAAAAGAAAAAGTATATTGCTGTAGTGGTTGACCCTATCTATAAAGTAATCACAGGGGATGAAAACAGTGCCAGTGAAATGGCTAAGTTCTGTAATCAATTTGATAAGATAGCAGATGCACTTGGTGCATCTGTCATCTATGCACATCACCACTCTAAGGGTGCTCAGGGTGGCAAGAAGTCAATGGACCGTGCAAGCGGCTCAGGAGTCTTTGCAAGAGACCCTGATGCGCTTCTAGATATGATTGAATTGGACATGAATAAAGAGGTCAAGGAACACTTCATTAATGAAGCAAGAATTGAAGCAATGCATACTGTGCTTGATAAGTATGTTCCTAAGTGGAAGACATACATCTATCAAACTAAGAAAACAGATGATCATGATTTTGAAGCAATGAATGACTACTGTGCTGAAATGCTTGGATTTGAACAGATGAACGAATTACAGTATCTGACAGAATTAAAAGTTGATGCAGCTAAACATATCACTGCCCTTCAGATATCTGGAACTCTTAGAGAGTTTGCTACTTTTGACCCTATCAACTGCTTCTTCAAGTACCCTGTTCATTTCTTGGATAGTGGCAACTTGTTAAAAGGATGCCGTCCTGAAGGTTTAAAGAAAAAGTCTAAGTTTGAAAAGATGAACGAGACTAACAAGAAGAAGCAAGATGAAAATATTGAATTATTCTTAAATGCTTTCGAACAGTTAAATCACGATGGACAGGTTACTGTAAAAGAGATTACTGAAAGTGGGCTGATGTTGGGAAAGACGCAAGGAGCATTAAGAAGAAATATTCCTCGATGGATTGAAAAAGGTGATTTAGAGGGGTTCAAATATGACAATGCGACCATTATTAAAATGTGACGCGCACATGTTGCGCGCACACTATATATATATATATATATGCGCGTTTCACTATTGCTAATCGTACATACATACTTATAGGGAATTTAAGATTCCCCTATAAGTGTATGTCACGCTTATCAAGTAAATAGTGATTTTTGAAAGAATTGAGGTATAAACAATGCAGTTTTTTATAAAGATGATTCCTCCGACAATTACAGCGCAGGAGCATAGAATCGGAAGATATGGAGTATATAAAAGTACTGAACAGAAACAGGCATACGTTAAATTAAGAGATGCAATCGCACCTTACACTCCTAGTGTTCCGATAGATTGTGCTTGCCAGTTGATTGTTAAGTGGTGCTTTCCTTTAAATAAAAGTCACAAAGTAGATGGCGAGTATAAATACACAAAGCCTGACACTGATAACTTAAATAAGATGTTAAAAGATATCTTAGAAGAGTTAGGATTCTATACTAATGATTCAAGAGTGGCTTCTGAAGTGATTGAAAAATTTTGGAGCGCCGTTCCAGGAATCTACATTTCATTAGAGGAACTATGAAATACGTATATAAGAAAGTCGATTATTACTCCATGCAGCAGTTAATGGATTTAATCGAACAGTTAAGAAATGAATGTCAAATTATAGGATATGAGGCATATGCACAAGAGCAGTATGCAGTGCTGACTGTATATCCTAAGAAAGAGGAGAAAAACAAATGGAAAAACTATATCTGGTAAAGTTAGGAAAATTATATGTAACTAATACATCAAGTGATTCAGTCACTTTAAAAGAAAATGCAGAAAAGGCAAAAGTATTTGCTGACGAATTAGAAGCTGAAACATTGGCTAATATTCTAGGTGCTCAGTTAATCACTTTTGTTTTGGAGGGTTAGAGATGTTTAAAGAAATTGGAGCAATTATGGGATTATTGAGTGTACCTCATAATAATGTATTAAAGCTTGACAAAGTCGCTAATATAAACGGCGATGATCTAACTCTTATTATTACATCAGAAGAATGCGCAGAGTTAATTCAAGCCATTAGCAAAATAAAAAGATATGGTTTTCATGATGAATATGAAGATAACCTACACGAAGAAGTCGCAGATGTTCTTATCTGTATTACCGAATTGGTATGTCTTGGTTATTTAGATATTGATAAAGTGGCAAAGTATCAGGAATTGAAAATTGATAGAGAACTTGAAAGAGCAATCCAGAAAGAGGAAGAACTGAGAAAGGAGACAGAAAAGCATGGAACTTGTGAGTGATGAAAAACTAGAAGCAGTCGCTGACTTCCTATCAGATGATGAAGTCTTTGGAATCGCCCCATGTTCACATTTCAATAACTCTTTAAAAAGAGATAGGGTTGACGTGTCTTGTGATGTTGGAGACTGTGAAGGAGACTGCCCATTTTACTCAAAAGAGAACTTCATCAAGTGGATTAAAAAACCAGACAGTAAGTATGATGTTAGTAATTTAAAGAGACCACAGCAAGAAGACTTCATCGAATGGGATCGTTTCGGTGACGGACACGTTAACGATTTTCGCTATGCTAAGGCATTAGAAAAGTATTGCAACAATTTAGGAGACGCTCTTGCTGACGCTGAATATGCTTTTGAAGAAGCGGAATGTGAAAATAGAGAGCTAACAGAAAAGTTAGAGAAGGTTAGAGGTGCTCTTGATGGAAAATATTAAACAAATAAATATCTATCTAGTAGATGGATCTAGATACGTAGTTATTCCTTCAGATGATAATTTAGCCAAATATGTAAAAGGTGATTTTTACAGAGGATATAACATTGGCATCTCAAAAAATGAAGCGAAATCAATTATTCATGAATGGGTGTTTAATGCTGAAAGACAACACAGCGGCAGAATTGATGATATTGGCATTGAAGCAAGCAATATTATGTCTATTGAATTTTTAGAACATAGGGAATGATTATATGAACAAAAAGAATTTAAAAGAAATTACATATTCGGGCGAGTTTGTGAACGAATTAGAAAGCAAGATAGAATATTTAAAAGAAGAAAATGCATTAATCAAACGTAGATATACTGTTTTAGAATGTCAAAATCATCATCTTGAGTTATATAAGGAAGCGTTAGATCTAGCAATCACAAACGCTATTATTGTTGGTGGCTATGATTTTTGGAAAAGAGCTGCAATTGGATATGGCGTGCAAGAATTTTATAACAAGTGCATTCATAGAAACGCACCAAATCTTAATAAAGGTATTGTGGAATTCTATCTTTCGCTAATAGCAAACGCAAAAGCACAAAAGAGTGAGGTAAAAGAAAATGTTAAACGCAGAAAAGTTTAGGAAAGAAATATTAGAAAATTCAAATGTTGTTTCTGATTTTTCAATGAGCAAGGATAAGCATGCAATCAAGAAATGTCTTGGTGTCTGTGAAGATTGTTTCTTTCACGATTTAGGAGATCACTGCTCGAACATTAAAGTTAAGTGGCTCTTATCAGAATACAAAGAGCCTGTCAAGCTATCTAAGTTGGAATATGATATTTTAAAATATCTTTCAGATAATACCGTACACATGTATATCACTAGAGATGGCAACGGCAATATTTTTCTATATGATGTAGAGCCAGAAAAAAGTAAGAGTGCTCCTTGGTGGACTGGTCGTGGCATGTGCCACATGAACATGTTTAATAAGTTATTCCAATTCGTTCAATTTGAAGATGAAGAACCAAGAGCAATAAAAGACATTTTAGAGAGTTGTGAGGTGGTCAATGATGCTGAAGAATAAAGAAGAAAGAACCTCATTTTTAAGAAATGAGAAGAACTGGGAAGTTGAGTATTTAACACCTGATATTAAAATGCTGACTTTAAAATTAACACCTAAACTATATGTCAGAAAAATTCAAGTGATGGGTTTTAATAAATATTTTAAAAAAAGTGGATGGTATACGCAGTTTACTAAGTTCTTTTATCCCGATGATTTATATTATAGTCCTAATACTTCCGATACAGAATTATTGCGATATTTAACTGCGCATAAAGATGATGATTACATTGAAGACTTAGAAGTAAAAGGAGAACAGTAAAATAATGAGAATAAATGAAGTGTTAACAAGAGTCGATGAAGAAGAAATCATCATGATTCGCGCTGAAACATTCTGTATTCAACGCACTAAGAATCAGTTAGTGCATGATGAAGATTTTATCAACATGAAATTAAAAGATAAAATCGTCACTCATTTAGGAGTTAATCATTTTAATGGTTTGAATGGAATTTTAATAAAATGTGTTTAAAAAAGCGAGGAAACATTATGAATGATGAAGAAACTATTGAAGAGTTTAGAAAAGTATTTTCTGGAATGCCTGATTTAATGATATGCAAATCAGAGTTAGAAATCGCTAGAGAAGATTATGCTAGATTAGACAATTACTGTAGGCATCTAATTATTGAAAAAACTAACTTGAAAGAAGAACTAGAAGAAAAGAAAAAAGATCTAGATGTAACAACGCAGTTAATGCAAGAAGTCCAGAAAGACAATAAGAAAGTTCAAAAAATTAATGAAAAGTTATGTAAAAATCTTAAAGCAGCTAATAGAGACTTCTTTATTGCGGTAGCATTATTACTTATTTGTATTATTGCTTTAGTATTTACTATGTAAAATTAAACAGGGCATTGAGTTCTTTATTAGATTTTATATACTATCAAGAAAATTTATTAGGACCCCTCATACTTAATAGATTCTTTTCTAAAAGCAAGATCCTCTCATGGACTTGATGCCCTGACATTCTTAAAACCTTATAACAACAGTAATATCATAGGCGCTAATTTTGCTAATATAGTTTGTGATATACTGGGAAGATAAGAAAGAATGAATTGAAAATCAAAAGACAGAGTAAAGGATTTCTTTCTTTCTTCCAGAAAGGAGGCTAAATTGTTTTTCTTTATTGTAGCAGTTATTGCTTTTATTATTTTTGTAATTTTAACAGCATAAAATTAGGAGGTAGCGTATGACAATCGAAGAAACAAGAACTTATCTAAAAAGTTATAGAAACATGTTGAACAGAGTAGAATACATAGAAAATAAGTTGATCAATGTTAAAGCTATTAAATATGAAGACTCAAAAGGCGGTACTTGTGCAGCGCCGAAAACAACGAACGATTATATCATGATGAAAGATAAGTACTTGAATGAGATGGCAGTCATACGTTCAAATATAGAAAGTCTAGAAGACATGCAGTATAGAGATGTACTTTTCTACAAGTATGTAGAATGCTTGGATATGTATGAAGTAGCTAGATTGATGGATTGTTCAGAATCTTCTGCATATTGCCGTTTAAGAGATGCAATTAAAGAATTATCAAAAAGTTTGTAGTATTCAACAATTTTATTCAATTATCACTAAAATTTACACAAAACAATAGCGCACTGCAGTCTGAAAGGTAGTAAAGTGATATCAGAAAAGATTATTCAAAAAAAAGAGGCACTCACAAGAGTGTCTTTTATTTTATCCGATTGGAGTTGATTAAATGAAATGTCTCAAGGTCTGAAGAAACACTGGTGTCAGTACTATGAGGATTATAGCTATACTCGTTATGATAATGACAGGAAGTGTGATAAAAGAGTAACTGTCTACAGGTGTATGATATGTGGTCGTGAACATAAAGAAATCTATTATATGGAGCATAAAGAACCTAAGCGTAAGGCTTGTAAAGCTTTAGAAAGAAACAGGAATAAGTATCATGGCTAAAGGATATAGACCCGACCAAAACAACTCAGCACACAGAAGACAGTTTGAAATTAATAAGAAGAAGATTTATGCAACTCAAAGTATTTGTGGGATATGTGGTCATCCCGTTGACTTCAACGCAAAGTTCCCTGACCCAATGAGTCCGTGCATAGACCACATTATACCGATTGCAAAAGGTGGTCATCCAAGTGATATTGATAACTTGCAGTTGGCTCATTTAATTTGCAACAGAGAAAAGAGCGATAAGTTATTCAGAAGAATTGAAGTAAAGAAAGACACTCAGATTCTTAATGATAACTTACCTTTGTCAATGGATTGGACAAAGTACAGAAAAAGAAAGAAATTATAGAGCCCTTTTTAAAAGAAAGGCTTTTTTTATGCATTCTTATAAGAATCAGTGATTTCTTCTGAAAACGGGCGGTATCTACCCTTCCATAGACGCTCCGATAAGCCCTCCTCTGTACTACGAATATTTCTCGCGGAGAAGGATTTAGCGAGAACAGGAGCAATAACACCCCTCACGATTTAAAGTCTTTCAGAAAGGAAAACAGGTACTAAATAGATGGATTATAAAGGTTTAGACTACTTAAGAAGTAAGTTAGATAGTAAAAGGCCGTACATTCTTAAACGCTATAGCTATTATGATATGGATGATGGAATGGATACGCAGATTCTTAGCAATCTTCCCCCAAAACTTCAGAATCAAGAAAAGTACGTTGGCTGGATTCCAAGAGCTGTTGATACTTTAGTTAACAAATTAAAATTTAATGGCTTCGGGAATAATGATACTTTTAACTTGACCAAGATTTTCAACATGAATAACAAGGATGTTCTTTTTAAAACCATGTTTAAAGGAGCGGTCATTTCTTCTTGCGATTTTGTCTACATCTCAAAAAATACAGATGGAAGTGCAAGACTAGAAGTTATCGATGGTGCAAATGCTACTGGTATTTTAGATAACTCCACTATGCTTTTAACAGAAGGATATGCAGTTATTGAAAGAGACTTGGAAACAGGAAATCCAATAAAAGAAGCATACTTTACAGAAGACGCAACTTATTTTTATAAAGACAATGAAGGCGAGCCGTATCAAGTATTCAAGAATGATGCTCCTTATCCTTTGCTTGTGCCTGTCATTTATAATTCGGATGCAACAAAACCATTCGGTCGTTCGCATATTACAAAGTCGCTTATGACATACGTTGAAGATGTAAAAACCACTCTTGTGTTAATGGCAGTTAGTTCATTGTTCTATTCATTCCCCCAGCGCTACGCTCTAGGATTAAACATCACCAAAAGATTTGATGATGATGACGAGGATTATGAAGAAGATATCGAACAGTCAGAAGAAGAAAAAGCACAGAGTGGCAAGGAATTTGATTCGTTCAAAGCCGCAGTCTCTACAATGCTAGCAATCGAGCGTGATAGGGACGGAAACATTCCGACACTTGGACAGTTCCCTCAGCAGTCAATGGCGCCTTACAACGACCAGTTAAAAACATACGCTTCCTTATTCGCTGGAGAAACAGGAATGACTTTAGATGATTTAGGATTCACAACAGAAAATCCTTCAAGTGCTGAAGCAATCATTGCTTCACATGCTACGCTGCAGGAACTAGCAAATGATGCACAGGATTCTTTTTCAGTTGGAATTAGAAATATTGGTTATCTTGCTAAATGCGTTCAAGACAAGCGAGCATACAGACGAGATGAATTCGCAGAAATCAAAATACGTTGGAAACCTATTTATCCAATTGACGCTTCAAAAATGAGTGCTTTAGGAGATAGCATTTATAAGATTAATGAAGTAGTCCCTGGTTTTATAACAAGAGAAATTGTTGAAGATTTAACAGGGCTTGAAGGTGGTTCTGAAGAGCCATCTTATAAAGCACCAATGAACGTAAGAGTTCAGAAGTCAGAAGATACTGAAGAAGGTGAAGCTAATGACGGACTTGACAGTTGATCTATTAGAAAAGATTAATAGCTCATTCACTTTAAGTTATCAAGAATCAAAGTCAGTCAAGAGACTGCTTGAAGCAATTGAAAAGAAAACCGTCAGTTATGAAGAAGCGAAAATGTACGCTGAAACAATTGGAAGAATGTTGGTTGAAGCACTAAACAAGCACATCACTGCTGACATTCTGCCTGATGAAAAAATGTATTTCAATATCGCTGAAAAGATTCTAGAACCGACAATGAAGAATAACTATTCGCTTATTTCTGAGTATGCAAAAGACGTTCAAGAAATTCTTAATTTGAAGGCTGATGTTAATATAAAAGCAGTGAAACCAAAATTCAATGAAAAGAAATTGAAGACTTTAATTAGTAGAATTTCAAATGCCGAAGATTTTGAACACGCAAAAAGATTCTGGAATGAACCTGTTATCACAAATGCAATCAGTATTGTAGATGATACTGCGAAAGCAAATGCTCAATTACATCTAGATTTAGGATTGAGACCTGTCATTGTCAGAAAGGCAGCTTCTAATTGCTGTAAGTGGTGCAGTAATTTAGGCGGAACATATCTATATTCACCAAAAATGAATACAGATGTTTTCAAAAGACATTCAAGATGTAAATGCTCTGTTATCTATGATCCAAAAAACAACAAGGTCCAGGACGTGCATTCAAGAGCTTGGTATATGAAGAAGTAGGTGGATTATGAATTATTATGCAGATGTCATTATGAGTATTGTTCTTTTTATCGGTTTTATATTTATTGTTTTTATTTTGAAACTTTTAAAAGAAGAAGTCGGCACTGATTCGTATATTGATTTAATTTCAAAAATTATCAAAGTTTTTTTAAAAGAAATGAAAAGGAGATTTAATTTATGATTGGAACTTTTTTAGCTGTTTTAATGGTAGCTTTAATTGTTTTGAAATTATTAGGAGTTATCGCATTAAGTTGGTTCATTATTCTTTTGCCACTCATTTTGGTGGTTTTATTTTATCTACTAATCATTATTGTGATGGCAGTAATTGAATCTTCAACTAAGTAATTCAAAAAAAATATTTAAGGAGGTGGTGTCAATTGATTGTGACACCTTTTTAAATACACAAAAAAAGTAGGAGGTAAAAGAGTATGTCTGAAAATAGAATTGGAAGACAGACTCCTACAAATTCGTTTATTATTCCTTATAAAAAAAGTCTAGGCAAACAAGCCATAGACTTATATAACCAATCCAAAAGAAAAGCGATGGAGTGGCAAGAAATTCAGATGATGGACATCATGGCCGTTGATGATAATGGTCAATGGTTGCATATGAAATACGGTTATTCAATTCCGAGACGTAACGGGAAATCTGAAATTCTTATCATGCGTGAGCTGTGGGGCTTGATTTACGGAAAAGAAAGAATCATGCATACAGCACATAGAACCACAACTTCAACTGCTTCTTATGAGAAGCTGAAGAAAGCATTAGACCAGATAGGATACACAGAAGTTAAGAGACCAGTGAAAGGTAAGGCTTACGAAAAATCGTATACCGCTAAATCACAGAAGGGCCTGGAGACTGTGCGTATTCTAGATAAAAATGTTTTCGACCCTCAAAATGATGAAGATGGTGGAATTGTCTATTTTAGAACGCGTTCTGGTAAGGGCGGTTTAGGCGAAGGGTTCGACCTTCTGATTATAGATGAAGCACAGGATTATACCGAAGAACAGGAAAGTGCTCTTCAGTATACTGTTACATCATCACCGAACCCACAGACTATCATGTGCGGTACTCCTCCAACGGCAGTTTCTGCTGGTACTGTATCACAAGCTCTTAGAGAAGAATGTTTGACAGGTGAAGCAGAGTCAAGCGGTTGGGCAGAGTGGAGTGTTAGCGACATGTCAGATGTCAATGACAGAGACATCTGGTATGAGACTAACCCGTCATTAGGCTCGACATTAAAAGAGCGTTCTGTTGCTTCCGAAAACAAGAAAAATGAAATTGACTTCAACATTCAGCGTTTTGGATTGTGGCTTTCTTACAATCAGAAATCAGAAATTTCTGAAGATGAATGGGATAATCTGCAAGTCAAGGAATTACCCGAATTTAGAGGTTCACTTTTTGTTGGTATTAAGTACGGCCATGACGGAAAGAACGTTGCAATGTCCATTGCAGTTAAGACAAAAGAAAGTAAGCCTAGAGTCTTTATTGAAACAATTGGATGTAAACCAATCAAAAAAGGTAATGACTGGATCCTTGATTTTATTAAGAATTCATATGTCAGAAAAGTAGTGATTGATGGTCAGAATGGACAGCAGTTATTAATTGACGAATTAAAAGATGCTGATATTGATGCGACTGTTATCACTCCAACAGTTAAAGAGATTATTAATGCTAATGCGACTTTTCAGAAGTCGCTTTTTAGTTGCTCAATTTGCCATAATGGCCAGCCGTCTCTTAAACAGTCGGCATCCAACTGCGTAAAAAGAGCAATCGGTTCAAATGGTGGCTTTGGTTATAAGAGTGCAAAAGAAGGAATAGAAATTTCAATTCTTGATTCAGCGATTTTAGCACTTTGGCAGTGCTCAAAGAAGAAAAAGAAAGTCGCCAATCAAAGAATACATTATTAATTTACGCAACTATTGCGGTTCAAAGTAGGAGAAAAAAATTATGAGTGAATTTAAACCAATCAATACACAAGAAGAATTTGATATTGCAATCAAAGACAGAATTTTAAGAGAAAGAAAGAAGTTTGAAGGGTACTTAAGCCCTGAACAGGTTGAAGAGTTAAAGAAAGCATCTTCGAATTCTGAAGAATTAGAAGCATTAAAAAACACTAACGCTTCACTCGAAGGAAGAATTAAGGACTTTGAAAGAAAAGAGCTCATTTCAAAAGTTCTTAATGACAATGGCTTGCCAACTTCAGCAAGTGAATTTTTAAAAGGTGAGACAGAAGAAGAACTAAATAATTCAGCAGTCAGCCTTAAGAGTATCTTCCCAAAAGAAAAAGAGGAAGAACCCGAATATATAGCGCCAGCGCCAACAACTCCAACGCCTAAAAATGATAAGGGTGGTGTTGTTGATGGAGTGGAAAAACGCTTTATGGAATTAAATCCAACATTGAAAATTTAAAGGAGATTAAAATATGGCACAAGATAAACAGTTACGTGAAAGATATTCAAGCTTAGTTTTAGCAAAATTAAGATCTAAATCATTATTCCCACAGTTATTCAACACAAAATACGACGGCGACCCTACGGCAGGCGCAGTTAAAATCCCTGTTCGTGATACAGAAGTACCTGTTAACGCATATGATAAGGTCGACGGTGTAGCTTTAACAAACACAACCACAGCATACAAGACATTAGTCACTGACATTGACAACGCAGTCAATGAATTAATTGACGGCTATACTGCTGCGGGAGTACCTGACGATTTAGTGGCTGAAAGATTAGATTCAGCAGGATATTCTATGGCTTTAAAAGTTGACACTGATTTAGGAAATGAATTAGTTACAAATGGTACTGCTATTGATGATACAAAAGCATTAACTAAGACTTCAATTTATGAAGCAATTATTGATGCTCGAACAGTATTAAGAAAGAAACATGTCAGCACATCTGAAATGTGGATTGTGGTGTCACCAGATACATATGCATTAATTTTAAAATGTCCTGAATTCATTAAGGCTTCAGCATTAGGTGATGCAGTTATTCAAACAGGTGCCGTCGGACAAATTGGTGGAATTTCAGTTTATGAAGCTGAAAACTTAACGGATGAAACAGTGGACTTCATTTTAGGAAACAGGGTTTTCTGTCACTATGTAGCGGAATGGAAAGTACCAATTTATCTAACAGACTTACAAGATGAAAAACACGTTGGCGCTTCTGCTGTAAAAGGTAGACAGGTATACGGAAAGATGATTTCTAGACCTGAAACTGTATTGGTTAAAAAACACGCATAAAGGTGTGATATATTTTGAATAAATATGCGACTATAGAGGATTATCTACAGTTGTATAACGCTGAAATTGATGATAATAAAAAAGAAAGGTTAATAATGCTTCTAGATCTTGCTTCCTCTCTTTTAAGGGAAGAAGCAAGAGAAAGAGGTCATAATCTTGACAGAATGATTGAAAGAAACCCCGATAAAGCAAATGTTGCTAAATTAGTGGTTCTTTCGAGTGTTAGAAGAGTGATGTCCAAAGAGGAAGAAGATTCCTTAAATTTACAGCAGTTTTCTCAGAGTGCTATGGGGTACACGATAAGTGGAACATATTTTAATCCTGGTGATGATTTATATTTTCTTAAGAATGAGTTGTCACGATTAGGATTAAATAAGCAAAAGGTTACTTCAATCAGCCTGATATGAGATTGAAAGGAATAACTATTAAGCTCATAGAAAAAGAGAAAACAGGTGTTGATGAATTTGGACATTCACTTTATGAAGAGAATGAATGCTTTGTTGATGACGTTTTAGTAGCTCCTGAGCAAGCCAGTGAATTAGTGACTGACACAAATGTCAATGTTTCAAAAACCATCTATAATTTAGCAATTCCAAAAGGTGATGCACATAATTGGAAGAATGCTGATGTCGAATTTTTTGGCAAGAAATGGCATGTTGTCGGATTACCGATTGAAGGAATTGAAGAAATGATTCCTTTGAAATGGAATAAGAAAGTGACAGTTGAATTATATGAATAGTGATTTTGAATTTAAATTAAATTCGACAGGTGTTAAGCAGTTGCTAAAAAGTGAAGAAATGCAGTCAATCCTTTCAGAATATGGTTCTGAAGTTGCTTCTAATGCTGGAAGTGGATTTGATGTAGATAAACGTGTCTACAAGAAAAGAGCAGTTGTCAATGTCTATCCAAAAACAACGCATGCAAGGATTAAAGAATATAACGAGAATGCTTTATTAAAAGCTATCGGAAGTTCAAGAAAGAAATAATTATGCTTATTGAAAAATATGTGATGGATTTTCTTTCTGAAAAAATGGGTGTTCCTGCTTATGGACAGTTTGATGATGCGACTGAAAAAGTTTTTCTAGTTGTCGAAAAAACAGGATCATATACATCAAATAAAATAGAACACGCTACACTTGCAGTGCAGAGCTACGCAGGCAGTATTGCGGAGTCATCAAAGTTAAATAGAAAAGTTATCAAAGCAATGAATTGCATCATTGAGAATGATGCAATATCATCAATTAGTTTAAACAGCGATTACAACTATACAGATACATCTTTGAAAAAATACAGATATCAAGCAGTTTTCGACATTACTTATTTTGATTATGAGTAATGTCTTTTTTATTAATTTGAAAGGAGAAGAAAAGTAATGAATAAAGATTATGTTGTTACAGCTAAACCGAAAATTACAGGCGGTGCTTTTAGTGCTCCTCTTGGCACAGCTTTGCCAACTGATGCTAAAACAGAACTTGCTGAAGGTTACGTAAACCTTGGTTATATCGGCGAAGACGGTACTACTAACTCAATTTCTGAAACCACAAAAGATTTAAAATCGTGGGGTGGAACTATCGTAAATACAGCTGTTACAGAATTTACAGACACAAAGAAAATAGTCCTTATTGAGTCAGTTAATCCTATTGTACTTAAAGAAGTTTACGGACAGAAAAATGTAACAGGCAATGATTTAAGTGCTGGGTTAAAAGTCATTGTTTCTGGCGGAACTAGAGAATATCGTACTTATGTTTTCGATATGATCACAGGCAACTATCTAAGAAGAATCATTTATCCAGAAGCAATCATCACTTCTGTTGGAGATATCGTTTATAAGTCAGAAGATAGTGTTGCGTATGAATGCACTATCAAGGCTAGAGAAGATTCTAGTGGAAGCACTCATTATGAGTATATTTGTGAGAAAGGTGAATAGAAATGGAATATTTTAACGTTAAAACAAAAACAGGGTTTAAAGCGAAGATTGATAAAAGAATCGCTGACGATTTTGAACTTCTAGAAAAAATCGACCAGTTAGGAACAGATGCTTCATGTACGCCATCTTTTGCAAGACTTCTTTTAGGCGTGCACGATTATAACCGATTAAAAGAACATTGCAGAAAAGCAAATGGAAAAATTTCAGCTAAAAGAGTTGAAAATGAATTAGTTGATATTCTCAAATCTATGCAGACTGATGATGGAGTTTCGGTAAAAAACTAATTGGTCTCGTGGAATTACTGCGAGACTACAAAAAAGAAATAGTATGCGATCTTGCTGAAACATATCACATCTATAACTATAGAGACTTTAAACCATCATACATTTATGTATTAGTAGAAGGTCTTAAGTCTGATTCAAGGTTCAAAATGGCGTTGAAAAATCAGAAAGTAGATGATTTAACACTTCTTAATGCTAAAGCGGTCGACTTACTGAGTTTGCTTGTTTGGTCAAAAACACCAGATGCGCAAGCAGGAAGAAACCGCCCTAAATCATTAGTAGATATATTATTAAATGATTCAGAAGCTGAAAAAGAGGGGTTTGATTCAGAAGAAGAATTCATGAAAGAAAGAGAAAAATTCTTAAGAAAGGAGGGTGACTGATGGCTACAGAACTAGGAAAGGCATATGTGCAGATTATCCCTTCTGCAAATGGCATTAAAGGAAATATTGAGCAAGTACTCGGAAAACCTGTCAAAGAACAAGGATTATTAAGTGGTTCTGAATTTGGTTCTGCGTTAATTAATACTTTAAAACCTATACTAGCTGGATTCTCTATCGGTAAAGCACTTTCAGATTCTTTGCTGGAAGGTGGAAAATTACAGCAGTCTATCGGCGGAATTGAAACCCTCTTTGGTTCAAGTGCTGACACAATTAAGAATTATGCTAAAAGTGCTTTTAGAAACGCTGGAGTAAGTGCAAATGAATATATGGAGCAGACAACTTCTTTTGCTGCATCTTTGATTTCTTCTTGTGGTGGAAATACTGCCAAAGCAGCAGAGATTGCTAACATGGCACTAGAAGACATGTCAGATAACTCAAACAAGTTTGGCACAAACATGCAAGATATCCAGAACGCTTATCAAGGATTTTCTAAATCTAACTATACAATGTTAGATAATTTAAAGCTTGGATATTCAGGCACTAAATCAGAAATGGAACGATTGCTTAAGGATGCTGAAAAAATAACAGGTGTTCATTATGACATAAACAATTTAGGTGACGTCTATAATGCGATACACACTATTCAACAGCAATTAAAAATCACAGGCACAACCCAAGAAGAAGCAACCTCTACTTTAAGCGGTTCTTTTGGAATGCTGAAAGCTTCCTGGAAGGACTTTTTAGGAAATATTGCGATAGGCGAAAATGTGTTTGGCTCATTTAATAATGTAGTTTCTTCTTTAGGTACTTTCTTGAGTGGAAACTTATTTCCTATGTTTGCGAATATTGGTAAGTCAATCAGTGATGTATTAGTTGGTGTCGCTGACTCAATACCTTCTGTACTTCCAAAAATGCTAGATGGAATACAAGCATTCGCTACTGATCTAGCAAACCAAGCACCTCAATTTATCAAGAGTGGATTTGAAATGCTGAATAAATTGGCTGACGGTATCATCTCAGGCATTCCAATCTTGATTGAAAAACTGCCAACTATCATTTCAACTTTCGTCAATATCATTAATGACAATGCACCTACTGTATTAATTTGTGGAGTTCAGTTAATTGGTAAGTTAGCACTTGGTTTAATCCAAGCAATACCAACATTGATTGAAAATGTTCCAAAAATTATAGGTGCTATCGTTGATGTGTGGAGTGCATTCAATTGGCTTAATGTCGGAAAAATGGCAATAACAGGATTAGGAAACGGTATCAAATCATTATTCGGTTTCTTGAAGTCAACAGGAAAAGAAGCACTAGATACTGTATTGATACACATTATGCTTTTGCCAGAAAGACTTGCGTCTTTAGGCGGTAGAGGTATCAGTGGATTAATTGGCGGTATTAAATCACTATTTGGCTCTCTAGGCGGTGCAGCAGGAAAGATTTCTGAAATTGTCGTAAAAGCTGTAAGCTCAATTCCTTCTAAAATGCATTCTATTGGTAAAAATATCGTTGAAGGTATCTGGAATGGTATTGGAAACATGGGCGGCTGGATTGCTAAAAAAATTAGTGGTTTTGCGAACGGAATTATTAACAATTTCAAAAAAGCTTTAGATATCCATTCCCCTTCAAAAAGAGGAGAAAAAGAAGTTGGTTTCTTCCTTGGTAAGTCTATTGGTACTGGTACCATTAAGTCATTGCCTTCTGTTAAAAAAGACATTGATTCTTTCAGCGATTCAGTTATTGATGAATTCCAAAAATCTGACTCATTCAAGCAGTCAATGACTTTTGATGCGATTAAAGAAACTAGAATCCAGATGTCAAAAGAAGGATTTGACTTTGATAATTCAAATTCTAGAAGTGGAGATATTAATCAGACTATTAATATTACGACTCCAGAAGCAACTGATCCATCAGAAAACGCTAGACAGGTTAGAAATGCTACGCGTGAAATGTTATTAAGATTGAAAGGGGCATAAGAATGTCAAAAGAATTTAGAACAATAACATGTACTAATTTAAATGGCTTCTCGATTGAATTTGGCGAGAAGTCCTTTGCTCCTTTTGTAATCACTGATTGTGATGGAGTATACGATACTATCTATAATGTAACCACTCAAGAAAATGGTAATGTTGACGGATCTACTGTTGTAGGTCAACAGATGAAGGAAAGAAATATAGTATTAACTATTGTTGATATTGATATGTTTGCTAGAAATAGAGAGCTTCTTGATAGGCTTTTTTCTACGGATGGAACTTTTATTTATGATGATGGAGTTCATAAAAGAAAAATTGATTATGTTGTTGAAAAAATAAGTGGCACAGACGGAGCTTTCTACGAAAGAACCACACAGGTTTCTTTAATCTGTCCTGATCCACACTTTTCGGATATTGAAGACAATAATATTGATATGTCAAAAGTAGTTCCTTTATTTGAATTTCCTCATGAATTTATAAATTGTGAAGAAATTTCTAGAATTGAAATCATGCAGAACATTGTTATTGATAATCAGAACGGCACTGAAACAGGAATGACAATCACGATTGAAGCACTAGGAAAAGTAGTTAATCCTACAATATCCATCCAAGAAACAGGCGAGCATATGACTGTCGGTGTTGACGGTTTAAATGATTTTACGTTGGAATCAGGGCAAAAGCTAATAATCACAACTCAAATTGACAACTGCCATGTTTATCTTCAAAAAGCCAAGACACTAGAAGAAGTTAATATGTATCTTCCTATCAGTGCTGATTTCATAAGATTAATACCAGGAGCTAATCATATTGGCTACACTGCAAAAAGTGGTGAAGAGAATATGACGGTTTCAATTTCATTTAAAAGAAATTATGCGAGGGCTTAAGCATGAAGTTATATATATTCAGTCCTCAAATGGTTCGTTTAGGAACAATAGAAACTTCTACATCAATCCAATGGATTAGAAATTTTAGTTCATGTGGCGAATTTGAAACACATTTTCCATTAACGCAGTCAAATGTCAATCTTTTAAAATTGGAGAATCTTTTGTGGCTTAAAGGCAAGAAAGAATGTGGAGTTATCGAATATGTAACTATTGATTTTGAGAATTCAAAACGTGAGATCACCGTCAAAGGAAGATTTGCTGAAAGCTATTATGCTAGAAGGCTTATAAAAGGCACTTTTAATTTCAATGGAAAAGTTGAAGATGCAATGAGGCAGTTAGTCACTCTTGCAGATATTCCAAATGTTGAATTAGGGGTCTTGAACGGTTTTTCTGAAAAAATTCAATTTCAAGCAACATATAAGAATACTCTTACATATCTTTCAAAGCTTTCACAGTCTTCTAATATTGGTTTTAGACTAAGACCAGACTTTGACAGAAAGAAATGGATTTTTGAAACATATAAGGGGATTGATAGAAGTATCAACCAATTTAAGAACAAACGAGTTGTCTTTTCTCAAAAAAATGGTGATATTTCAAAAGCAACTTACACTTTGAATTCTCAAAATTACAGCAATGTCTGCTATGTTGGCGGACAGGGTGAAGGTGCAAATAGACAGATTGAAATAGCAGGAGATAACTCTTTAACAGGATTGGCAAGGCGAGAAGTATTTATTAATGGTTCTGACATTGAAAAAGATAAACTAACTGATATTGATTATAAGAATTCTTTAATTGAAAGAGGAAATACAACATTATCAAGTAACGTCCTTGTAGAGTCACTCGAAAAAGAAGACAGGGTAAACGGCACTTATAACTATCTGGAAGATTATGATTTGGGCGACATTGTCACGAATAAATTAGAAAATTGGAATATTATTTCAAGCGATAGAGTGGTTTCAGTAACAGAAATTTATGAACACGGAAGAATGAAGGCAGTTCCTACTTTTGGAACGCCACTTCCAAGCACAATAGATTGGAGTGATAATTTATAAATGACGGCAGTTTTAACAGATAATTTAGGATTTCCTTTTGATTCTGTAAATGGAGACAGAGGAATGTCCGCAGGATCCTGGCGCACTATGCTGTCAGGTCTTTTTACAAACGGAATTTTTAAAACAAATGATTTTGAAATGACACTAAACGGAATGAATGTTTTAGTTGGAGCGGGTAATGCTTTTATTAATGGCGCTTTCTTTCCTTCTGAAGAAAAAACGCTGACAATCGAGTCAGCTAGTGGTTCATACAATAGATATGATTCTATTGTTATCGAGTTCAATTCTTCTGAAAGGCAGGTGGCTTTAAAAATTGTAAAAGGTGGCAGTGATTCAAAATGGATTACACCATCGCGCACAAGTTCAATTTTTCAATTAGTTCTCGGTGTTGTTTCTGTAAAAAAAGGTGTTACAACACTATATCAAAATGATTTATCAGACACTCGCAGTGATTCCTGGTATTGCGGTTACGTTACAAGCACAGGCTCGCAGGAACGATTAGAAAACCAAGTAAATGGCATTATTTCAAAAAACATCTGGTCAGAATGGAAATCGTGTGGAATAAACGGATGTGGAGTTAAGCTTCTATACAGATATAATGAGTGGTTGAAACTCGTGGAATTGAATTGGGATGGAAATATCACTGCAACAATTGCAAATAACACATTTGGCTACATGTGGGAAGGCTTTCCTGCGGACAAAAGCCCAAAAATCAATATGTTTATTCCTGTCCAAACACAGAGCTATGATTTAACACTCCGTTATTACCCTTCCACAAGCGATATTACAGCGAGTCATTGGACGTTAACTGCCATGCACGGAACAGTCAGCAAAGCTTATGTATGTGGTACGTTTATATACTCATACGCTTAAAAAAAGAGGTGATTAAATGAAATTTATTACAATTGACGCAAACGGTATTCCTTCTTTAAGCACTATTACAGTCGGCAATCAATGGGAAAATCTAGATGAAACGATTCAATTTTCTTTTCCCGAAAATTTTGCAAAACTTTATAAATACGTAGTAGCACGTACCTATAAGAAAGACACTAAAGAAAACATTACTCGTGTTTTCCCATTAACTAAAAATAAATTAGTTATTGGTTCTTCTATCACTTGCATCCCTGGCACTTGGTACTTATATACTCTTTGTAAATCATCAGAGGTCAATCTAGATACAAAGACAATTGATTTAAGGGCGCAGGAAGGTGAACACATCAGTATTTCTGATGCTATCATTGCAAGAGTCAATGCAAATGATATCAATGCGGAAGCAATTGAAAATATTGAGATAGATCCCAATATCAAGATTATTTATGACGAGCTTTTTGACTTTAAGGCAGAACTAGAAAATAATGAAGCTGCAAGACAAACAAATGAGTCTTTAAGAAAACAAGCTGAAGTTTTACGTGTTAATGCAGAAACTGAAAGAAAACAAGCTGAACAAACACGTGATGATTCTGAAACTGTTAGGGTTGATAGTGAGAACACTAGAAAGCAGTCAGAAGCTACAAGAGTAGAATCTGAAAAGGCACGTGTTAAATCTGAAACGCTTAGAGGTCAGTCAGAAAACGCTAGAGTCAATGCAGAAAATATACGTGCTGAAGCTGAAAAATCACGTGTGAACGCTGAAGGTGGTAGAGTGTCAGCAGAAAATGAACGCGTGAAGTCTGAAACTCTTAGAAAACAGTCTGAACAGACTAGAAGTAATGAAGAATCAACTAGACAGTCAGCAGAAAGAACTAGAGTATCTGAAGAAAATGCACGTAAGCAGGCAGAAACTGCACGCGTAAGTGCTGAACAATCTAGAGTATCTGTAGAAAGTCAGCGTGTCAGTGCTGAAACCAATAGAGCAAATGCTGAAAGACAGAGAGCAGAAGCAGAAACCAATAGAGTGAATGCTGAACAGTCTAGAGTTGATGCAGAAGCTTTAAGAGTTACGGCTGATGCTGACAGAACCAATAAGACTAATACGGCTTTAAAAACTCTAGAAGATGCCGTTGAAAGTGCACGAGAAAAATACAGTCAGCATTTCTTTGAAAATGCTTTTGCTTTACAAAGAACAGGAAAAGTGTATACTGTCAAATTCCCTCTTTGGGCAACTTCACATAATCCAATAGGTGAAAAACTAGATGATAACGCTGGACTTGTGTTAGAACCATCAACTAAGACTATCAGAGGTAGAAATGATTATAAGGATATCCCACTTTTTAAAACATATGATGTCAATGCTTATGTTGATGATGATGGGGTCAGACATGTAACTGCTATAAAAGGTGATAGAAATTTTAAAGATACTGGCAAGAATGACGTGTTTGTTTTAGGCATGTCCTATTATGAAAAAACATGGGCAGATGATCAGTACTGGTATTATTCTAGAACCGATATCCCAAAAGATGGATATACAGTTGCTAGAGAATGCATCAATAGAGATGGAACCATACAGCCTTATACGTTGACTGCTAAATATGTATCTAGCATGATTGATAGTGTTTATTATTCGACAAAGGGACAAGCTCCAGCGCGTGCTTGTAGCAACGCGAAAGGCAATGTCACAAGTGTAGATAACTCATATTATGGTTTAATCAGAAACTGTAAGAAGAAAGGTACTTTCTACACAGGCGGATTAATGTGTGATTATAAATCAATTCTCGCTTCGCAACAGTTAATGCTCGGGACTACGGTTCCAAAAGCAAAAATATGGGGGTGTACATCTTGCCGGGGCGAACCTGTCGCATCAATTCAGAGCGCAGAAAAACATACTTATTTTCCTGTCAAAAAAACTGATGCTGATAATTATCCTGTTGGTTGTGGCGTATCAATCGGATACAAGCATCTAAATAATGACGGCACATCCACACTTGATAGAGCATACGCAGAAGCACACGCATATGCGAATGACGTGAAAGTCTTAAAGAAAGAACCCTTAGACGATAATAACGTAGCTATCTATTTAGATGTAGATAAACCATTCAACACTATGCCTGTGCAGTTGAGCGATACAGTCACAAGTGAGATATACATCTTGTCAATGCACTGGCAAAGTGGGTTTAGTGATGACGTGCTTGATAGATACGGTTGTCCTTGTGAAGACAAGAGTGGATTAACTAGTGGACGTTATCCAATGGTTTGGCAAGGAGTTGAGCTGATGGTCGGAGGGTATGAAACCTTCGCAAATGCATTTATGGACATAGTCAATCTAACAACTAGAGATGTGTATATTACAAATGATGCTACTAAATTGACTACTGATGATGCAACTGCTAAGACCACTTATAAAAAATTGCCTTATCAGATGACTGTATCAAAAAACAGTCAATGGAGTTATGTAACAGAAATTAAACTAGATTTAGAAAACGGTGCTTTCGTACAGACTGTTAGCGGTCAAGATGGGTCATCTAGCGCCACAGGTTTTGGCGATGCTATCTATTTTGATGGCGCCACGAGTGGAACTCGTGAGTTCCTTTCACTTGGCGATCTGGGCTATGGTTCTGTTGCTGGGCTTGCCTTTTGCAATGGTGACGCTTGGCTTGGCAATGCCTACTGGGACATCCTCGCTCGCCTCTCAGTGAATTGCGTCGGGGGTGAATTGACTGCGTAGCAGTCAAGAGGGGATCTCCCCTTAGCGATAAAATTTTATAAGGGCTTCTAAAGATGTGGGGCTGTTCCTTTCACTTGGCAATCTGAACTATGGTTCTAATGCTGGACTTGCCTTTTGCAATGGTAGCGCTTGGCTTGACAATGCCAACTGGAACATCCTCGCTCGCCAATCTGATTTAAATTAAAAAAAATATCATTTAGAAGTCGCACCTGAGCAGGGCATCTCAAAAAAATGAGGTCTTTAGCTTTTGCTAAAAATAGGATGTGAAACAAATGTGTCTAGTAGCAGAAACGAACGGCGCATAACATCAGAGAGATGTTACAAGGTTGAGAAAACCTTTTATAAGGAGTTATCAAAAGTGAAGAGATATTTGAAGGATTTTAAGTTGACAGTGGACTTTGTCGAAAGCGCAATATATGACTGTTTAAACAGTCGTGGAAATTCCAAAAAGCGCTGGAAACGTCTAGATGTCGCTTATTTTCTTTCTGACTATCTCATATCCTTTGGTCGTAATCGTGGTTTAAGCCGTAAAGATTTAGCACATTATATGCATGATTGCATCATGAGCCATGAGGATTTTAAAAAGGCTTTTACTAATCTAATCCATGATATTGCTGTATCAATCTTTAATGAGATAGACACGCAGTCTATCACTTTGGAGCCAATTAAATATATTGATAAAGTTGATGCATCTAGTGGTAAAGTCAGAAAGATAGGCTTAGCGACTATCAAGCAACAGGTATATGACTATATCGTTGTTAAGGCTTGTAATCGTATGTTTCTGAACAAAATAGGCACATATCAGTGCGCCAGTATAAAAGGACGTGGACAGATATATGGCAAGAAGGCCATAGAGAAATGGATTAGAAAGAATCCTAAATCATGTAAATGGGCGTGGAAGGGTGATGTTAAAAATTCTATCCATCAGTACCTCATGACAAATTAAAAGAATTATTAAGAAGAGATATAAAGAACGATACAGTTATTTATATCCTTTTTACATTGATTGATACATATGACACAGGATTATGTATTGGATCGTATCTTTCTAAGTCTCTAGCCAATTATTATCTGTCATACGCTTATCACTATTTAAGTGAGCAGTGCTTTAAAATTAGGCATAAAAGAGATGGCACTGTTAAACGTGTCAGACTGATAAGCCATCTCTTATTCTATATGGATGACGTTGTTATTTTTAGTCCGTCCAAAAAGAACCTTAAATTATGCATTAAAGCATTAAATAACTATCTATGTGTGCAATTAGGATTAAAAATTAAGAATAATGAGCAGTTATTTAAATTAGATAGCCGTCCAATTGACATGATGGGCTATAGGATCTATACAGACAAGACCACAATTCGAAAGAGAATCTTTAAACGTGCAAACAAGGTGATATGCAGATATCGCAGTCCAGGAACAGTTATGTCTGTAAAAGATGCTAAATCAATCATGGCTTATAAAGGATACTTTGATAACTCCGATAGTTTAAAATATAAGAAAAAACACAAATGTGAGCGTATCTTTGAACACGCTAGAAAGGTGATTAAAAATGAGAACAAAGGCTTTGTTCACGGAAAAACAGCCACCATATCGTTATTTCAAGGTCAATGATGTGCGTGCTGATATCTTTATTTACAATTATACAAAAGATGTATTAGATGAAGAAACAGGAACAACACTCTATGAACATGAATTTAATCAGTTCACAATCAATCCATCTGATATTACAGAAGATATGATTAAGAAAAATCCAATGAATTACATGGATTATGTTGCACCTGTCGAAAAATCAGATGCGGAAAAGTTGGCTGATGCAGAAAACAGCATCACAGAGTTACAGTTAGCATTAGTAGAATTATGTGAAAGTGTAGGTGTATAAAATGGTTAATATTTATGTGGAGTTAATTATCAAGGGTGAAAAGACTATTGAAGATGTGCCAGTTAAGCTCTTTGGCAAACCGATGAAAGAAAAAGTAAAACAGGAATTAATTAAAAGAGGTCGTGAGGATCTCGCAGCAGGAGGTGAATAATTATGGACTTTACACAGTTAACAAACTATTTTGTATTAGTGGTGATGGTGGCTTGCCTTGTAGTGGGCTACATTCTCAAGACATCATTTGACTTTGTACCTAATAAGTACATCCCTACTATTTTAGCAGTGGTCGGTGCAGTGCTGAACGCTATTGTTAGTGGGGTGTCTGTCAATTCTATTGTCTATGGTGCTTTAATGGGTTTAGCTTCAACTGGATTACACCAAGCCTTTACTAGATTTATCGAGGGTGAAGAAAAAGGAGACATTTAACTATGAATGAAGCACAAGCAATCTACACTGTTATTATTGGGATTGGTGCATTATTGGGTGTCATGACTCCTGTTATTAAACTAAACAATAGTATCACAAAACTAACTACTACTATTGATTATATGGCAGATAGAAACAGAAGACAGGATGCACGATTAGATGCGCATAGTAAAGAGTTAGATGACCATGAAAAAAGAATCAGTCATCTAGAAAAGTAGAGGATAGAAAATGGGAACAGATGAATTTTTAAACTGGGCATCCAGCGAAGTTAGAAAATACGTAAATAGACATAATCCAGAAAGTGAAGTAGAAGTCTTTGATGTTTATGTGGTATGGACATGTAAGACACTTCAAAATAACAAGGCTTTACTATCAACTACGCTTTCAGATGGTATGTATTTCGAGTGCACATACAATGGGGATAAAAAAGAAATGTATTTAGATGCGTATAAAAAAGAAAAGAATGTGTGCATTAAGGTCTGTGATTAATTCGCATTCTTAAGATTAGAGCAGAGATTGAAGGAATTGAATTATAAGAAAGAAGGTATAAAGTATGAATTTTAATGTACATGGTGGACATAGTTTAAAATGTCGCGGAGCAAATGGTTTATTAGACGAAGTCAATGAAGACAGAAAAGTTAAAAATAAAGTCATTGAGTTGCTAAGAGCAAACGGACATACTGTTTATGATTGTACTGATGATAACGGAGCAACACAGAATGCTAACTTAAAAGCAATTGTAAGTAAGTGTAATGATCATAAGGTTGACTTAGATGTATCAATCCACTTAAACGCTGGGGGTGGTACAGGAACAGAAGTATATATCTATAGTGATAGTTCAAAAGCCAAAGATGAAGCAACTAGAATTGCAGAAAAGGTTTCTAATGCATTAGGTATCAGAAATAGAGGAGTTAAGGTTTCTAAAAACCTTTATGTACTTAGAAAGACTAATTCTCCAGCACTACTTGTTGAGTGCTGCTTTGTTGACAATGCCACAGATAAAGCACATTGGAATGCTGAAAAGTGTGCAAAGGCAATTGTAGAGGGTATCTTAAATAAGAGTGTTAATGAACATCCTACATCTAAACCACAGAGTAATACATCTAACGCTCTAGGCACTTATATGATTACTGCTAGTGATTTAAGTGTCAGAACAGGACCGGGCGCAGGATATAGAAGAAAAACATACAATGAATTAACTAAGAACGCTAAGGCTCACGATTACGACAAGGACGGCTGTCTAAATTATGGCACTCGTGTTACTGTGTCTAAATTTGATGGAGATTGGGCAAAGATTCCAAGTGGTTGGGTTGCTAAAAGATACCTAAAAAAAGTCTAATGCTCAAGAGGCTGACATGAGCAGAAATAAATGCTAAAATAATAGTTGTATAGTTAAGTTTAGTAGACAATCGTTGTTTCTGCTATTTTAAAAAGGATTGGTTGCCGCCAATCCTTTTTTTGTTTGTCTAAATTGTTATTCCTCTATCACATGTGCTGCAACAAGCATATCATATTCGATACCTTGTTCTTTCAGTTGACTCTTTGCGGCTTCTATCGTCTCTGCGAATGCTTTAAAATATAGTGCTTCAAGGATTACATCTTCGACACCATCACAACGCAAATGATAACTTTTTAATAAGTCATCGATATAATTAGCGGTCCATGGAGAAATGAAGCTACCCATGTATTTTATTAAAATCTCTGTTTCTTGCACAATACTACTAACCATTAATTGTCATCTCCTTACGCTCAAGATTACACGCTATGCATGACAAATTGTCAATGATTATGTATTATATATTTCACTTTTTTTCACTGTAAATTATCACTAGATAGCACTAAACTAGTAACAAATTAGTAACAAGCACTTAAAAAACCTTGATATTAAGCCATTTTATTATACCGATGATGAATGTTATTGGAGATATTTAGGAGGTTCT